GAGGTGTTAATTATAATAGAAAAGATATAGAAGATAAATCTACTAAAATAGGTGTTATAGCTCAAGAAATAGAAAAAATAATACCAGAGGTTGTAACAACAGACGATGAAGGTATGAAGTCTGTGTCTTATGGTAACGTAGTTGGTGTATTAATTGAAGCTATAAAAGAATTAAAAAGTGAAGTAGAACAACTTAAAAAACAAATTAAGTAATGGCAATAGGAGCATCAGGAGCAATATCTATAGGTAATGGTGGTTCAGGTAGTAATACTTTAAACACAGAATTTGGAAGATCCAGTAATACTCCTAATACTTCGTTACAACAGTTATCAAATGGAACTTATGGTACTATAACTATTAGTAATTTAAACGCAAACAAACCAGATACTACAGCTCCACATGCTATGAGTGAATTTTATAAGTATCATCATGATATTTTACCTAGCACTAATAATGCTTTTCAAAGTTTTGGAAGCAGTGGTGGAACTGGAACAACAATAAGTGTTGTACACGCCACTTATTCAACATGGTATGTTTCTAGTAAACCATCTTGGGTAAATATAACATCTGGTAATTTTGGATCTGGTAATAAAGACACAGGTAGTGGCAGTGTTACTTTTACAGTAGGATCCAATAGTGGTAGCTCTAGAAGTGGTAACTTAGTTGTGACTTTTGATATAGGTACGTTTGGTGGTGGAGTTGGAGACGCAAACTCAACAACTACGTTGACAACGACTATCTCACAGTCTGCTGGTAGTGGTGGTGGTGGTGGTAGCGGTCCTCCTCCTCCAGGTGGTGGTGGTAGACCATAGGTAAAAACCGTGAAAATAGCGTAATAATATAAACATAGAAATAACTTAAAAATAAAATAATGGCATTACAAGGAAAACTAACATGGAAAGGTATAGATCTTGAAGAGGCTTATATAGCTATGCAAACAGCTAGTTGCTCAGTAAATTATCAATCAGAGCAAGTAGAAAAAACTGCAGCAACATATAACGAAGATGGTACCGTAAAATCTGAAGCAGTTTATGAAGAACAAATAAATAAAATCCTTAACGGAAACTTCGCGGCTGCTATATATAAAGATAAAGCTACTAAAGATGCTAATCCTAACAACCCATTAGATGTAGTATATGGTGTTTATACACCTAAACATACAACATCTGCTAAAAATGATGTTGCTCAGGCTTATGCAGCTTTAAAAGCAATGGACGCGTATAAAGATCTTGCTGACGCTTAATAGCAGGACAAATTAAATTTAATAAAATGGAAAAAGACGTAAAAGTAGAGGACATCGCTAAAGATGTAAAAAAGATTACTGATGAAGAATTAAAATCAGTTCAAGAAAAGGTAAATGCAATAAATCAAGTTCAGATGCAAATTGGTGGCCTAGAAGTTCAAAAAAACATAGGTATTGAAACACTAAAAGGCTTTCAACAAGAATTACAAGTAATTCAAAAAACACTTGAAGAAAAATATGGTAAAGTATCTGTTAACTTACAAGATGGTACTGTTACTGAAATACCTGAGAAAAATGAAACTGATAAGAAAGATTAGTATCGGTAAGGATTACAAAAATGAAGCAATGCACTACTCCGTAGGCCAAGAGGTTTACGGAGGGCATGTGATTGATTCTATAGTTGAAGAAGACGATAAGTTTAGCATATACATTAAGAAAAACAACGAGCTTATGCCGTGGAAAGATTTTAACAAAAACATGGCGGTATCAGTTGAATATAACTTAGAATATTAGTGAAAAGTGTTGAGAACTTTATAATAAAGCCTTTAAACAATAACAGATATTCTAACGTTAAAAAAGTAGGTGATAAAGATCTGATATTAAATACAGATATATTTAGCCATCAACACGTTAATAGACATGCTGAAGTTATTGCAATACCTAGTGTCGGTGAAACAAATATACAAGTTGGTGATACGGTTATAGTTCATCATAACGTGTTTAGAAGATGGAACGATGTAAGAGGTAAAGAAAAAGACAGCAAGTCTTATTATAAAGATGATATGTACTTTGTTTTTGCTGATCAAATATTTTTATATAAACATAAAAATAAATGGATAGCTAATGACGGTTTTTGTTTTGTTCAACCTATAAAATCAATGTCAAACGATATTTTTAACGAAGACAAAGAAGAGCCATTAGTCGGTATATTAAAGTATCCAGATAAAACTTTAAGTGAATGTGGTTTAAAACAAGATGATCTTGTTGGTTTTAGACCCACTAGTGAATACGAGTTTGTTATAGACAATAAAAGATTATATAGAGTATTATCACATTTTATTACAATTAAATATGAATATCAAGGACAAGAAGAAGAATATAATCCAAGCTGGGTATAGAGCAGTTGATGAATTAATAAAAGTTGCTAAAGAAAAAATTGTAGAAACAGAAGATGATGTTTCTGCTGATAGATTAAAAAATGCAGCTGCTACAAAAAAGTTAGCTATATTTGATGCTTTTGAAATATTAAATAGAATACAAGAAGAGCAGGACATGCTTGATGGTAAACCTAAAGAAGAGGTTAAGCAGCAAGCTTTTAGTGGTTTTGCTGAAAGAAGATCTAGGTAATGTACGAACAAACATTATATAAAGTTATAAATCCTATAAGGGATAATACTATAAAAAGGCTTAACAAGAAAAAAGCCTGGAAATATGGATATAATAAAGACCATGATGTTGTTGTAATATCTAAAACTGGTATGATTGGTGATGTGTATAGCATACAAAATTTAAAAATAGCATTACCAAAAACACCACAAAAACCACATAAGTTTAAAAATGACAGTTGGCAAGTAACTGAGTATCCAAAAGAACTACAAAGAATAAACACAATATTTGACTGGAAAAATTATCCAGCTGATTTTAAAAGTAAATACATAGACTATATAGAAGATGAATTTACTAAAAGAGAGGAAGGTTTTTGGTTTTTAAACAATAAAGTGCCAACATACATAACAGGTACACATTATATGTACTTACAATGGAGTAAAATAGATGTAGGCAAACCTGATTTTAGAGAGGCAAATAGATTATTTTATATATTCTGGGAAGCTTGCAAAGCAGATCAAAGATGTTATGGTATGTGTTATTTAAAAAATAGACGATCTGGTTTTTCGTTTATGGCTTCAGGTGAGGTGGTTAATCAAGCAACAATATCAAGTGACTCACGTTTTGGTATATTATCTAAAACAGGTCCTGATGCTAAAAAGATGTTTACAGACAAAGTAGTGCCAATATCAGTAAACTATCCTTTCTTTTTTAAACCGATTCAAGATGGTATGGATCGACCTAAAACAGAATTAGCATATAGAGTACCAGCTAGTAAATTAACTAGAAGAAATATAACAATAGATAATAAAGAAGAGCTTGAGGGATTAGATACAACTATTGACTGGAAAAACACAGGTGATAATAGTTATGATGGTGAAAAACTAAAGTTATTAGTACATGATGAAAGTGGTAAGTGGGAAAGACCTAATAACATATTAAATAACTGGAGAGTTACAAAAACAACACTACGATTAGGTAGTAGAATTATTGGTAAGTGTATGATGGGGTCAACATCAAACGCTTTAGATAAAGGTGGTGACAACTTCAAAAAACTTTATAAAAATTCAGATGTTACCAAAAGAAACCGCAATGGACAGACTAGCTCGGGATTATATAGTTTGTTCATACCTATGGAATGGAACTACGAAGGATTCATTGATTCTTATGGATTACCTGTATTTGACACGCCAGAGCAAGAGGTTAAAGGACCACACGGTGATTACATAGATGTAGGTGTTTTAAGTCATTGGCAAAATGAAGCAGATGGTTTAAAAAATGATGGAGATGCTTTAAACGAATTTTATCGTCAGTTTCCTAGAACTGAAGAACATGCGTTTAGAGATGAAACAAAAAATAGTATATTTAATCTAGCTAAGATATACGAGCAAATAGATTATAATGAAGAGTTTGCTCAAGACTATTTGTCTACTGGTAATTTTCAGTGGCTTAATGGTGTAAAAGATACTAAAGTTATATTTTATCCGACTCCACAAGGTAGATTTAAAGTAACATGGGTGCCACAATCACACCTACAAAATAAACAAGTTATTAAAAATGGTTTAAAGTATCCTGGTAATGAGCACATGGGTGCTTTTGGTTGTGACAGTTACGACATATCAGGAACAGTTGATGGAAAAGGATCTAAAGGTTCTTTACATGGTTTAACTAAGTTTAGTATGGAAGATTGTCCACCTAATCAATTTTTTTTAGAATATATAGCTAGACCACAAACATCTGAAATGTTTTTTGAAGATGTTTTAATGGCATTAGTTTTTTATGGTATGCCAATACTAGCAGAAAACAACAAACCAAGATTATTATATTATTTAAGAAGACGTGGTTATAGAGGTTACTCAATGAACAGACCAGATAAAACTTGGAATAAACTATCAACAGCAGAAAAAGAAATAGGTGGTATACCTAACTCAAGTGAAGATATTAAACAAGCACACGCCGCTGCTATTGAAATGTATATACAAAGTCATGTTGGTGATCAAGGTAAAATGTATTTTACAGAAACACTACAAGACTGGTCAAAGTTTGATATAAATAATAGAACTAAACATGATGCTGCTATTAGCAGTGGCTTAAGTATAATGGCTTGTAATAGACATTTATATGCACCAAATGCTAGAGTTGAAAAACAAAAACTAAATATAAAAATATCAAAGTACGAAAATAAAGGTACTTTATCAAAATTAATAGATTAATAATATGGCCGAATCAATAACAAAAGATTATTTTCCAAGTCAAGTCGCTACAGATTTAGAAAAGGTAAGTCAAGAATATGGCTTAAAAGTTGCTAAAGCTATAGAATCAGAATGGTTTGTTAGAGACGGTGTTACTTATAGGTTCGCCAACAACCAAGACAGTTTCCATAGATTAAGATTATATGCTAGAGGAGAACAAAATATACAAAAATATAAAGATGAATTATCTATTAATGGTGATTTATCTTATCTTAATTTAGACTGGAAGCCAGTACCTATTATACCTAAGTTTGTAGACATAGTAGTTAACGGTATTGCAGAAAGAGTTTATGATATAAAAGCATACTCACAAGATCCATACGGTGTTGAAAAAAGAACAGCTTATATGAAAAGTATAATGCTAGATATGGAAAACCTTGAGGATAATCAAAAGACTATGGAATTATTTGGTGTTAATATATTAAATAATCCTGCGGAAAAAGTACCACAAAGTAAAGAAGAGTTAGAAATACATATGCAGCTTAATTACAAACAAGCTGTAGAAATAGCAGAAGAACAAGCTATAGCAACTATACTAGAAGGTAATAGATACGAACAAACTAGAAAAAGATTTTTCTATGATTTAACTGTATTAGGTATGGGAGCTGTAAAAACTACATTTAACACATCAGAAGGTGTAGTTGTTGACTATGTTGATCCCGCTAATTTAGTTTGGTCGTATACTGAAGATCCATACTTTGATGATATATATTATGTAGGCGAAGTAAAAACAATACCTATAAATGAATTAGTAAAAGAATTTCCTGAATTAACACAAGAAGAGTTATATGAAATATCAGGTCAAAGTTTTAGAAAATCAGGGTACTACAATATATCTCACGATGTAGACGAAATAGATAAAAATCAAATACAAGTTTTATATTTTAATTATAAAACATATTCAAAAGAAGTATACAAAGTAAAAGATACAGCTACAGGTGGTACTAAGGTAATAGTTAAAGATGAGACATTTAATCCTATAGTTGATGCTGCATTAGAGCAAAGATTTGGTAAGCTAGAAAAATCTTTAGAAGTTTTATATGAAGGAGCTTTAATATTAGGTACTGACAAATTACTTAAATGGGAGCTTGCTAAAAATATGATGAGACCTAAAAGTGATTACACTAAGGTTAAAATGAATTATAGTTTAGTTGCTCCACGCATGTATAAAGGTAAAATTGAATCATTAGTTGGTAGAATAACTGGTTTTGCTGACATGATACAATTAACACATTTAAAACTACAACAGGTTTTAAGTAGAATGGTTCCTGATGGTGTTTACATGGATGCTGATGGTTTAGCCGAGGTTGATCTAGGTAATGGTACAAACTATAATCCACAAGAAGCATTAAATATGTTTTTCCAAACTGGTAGTATTATAGGTAGATCAATGACCGTTGATGGTGATCCTAATCCAGGTAAAGTTCCAATACAAGAAATACAAAGTGGCGCTGGAGGTGCTAAATTACAGTCACTGATACAAACATATAACTATTACTTACAAATGATCAGAGATGTTACCGGATTAAATGAGGCGCGTGATGCTAGCACTCCTGATAAAAATGCTTTAGTAGGTATACAAAAAATTGCTGCTGCTAACTCAAACACAGCTACAAGACATATATTACAGTCTGGTTTATTTTTAACAGCTGAAGTTGCAGAAGCATTATCATTAAGAATATCTGATATTATAGAATATTCACCAACAAGAGATGCTTTTATACAAGCTATAGGTGCTCACAATGTTGCTACATTAGAAGAAATGCAAAATTTACATTTATATGATTTTGGTATATTCTTAGAATTAGAACCAGACGAAGAAGAAAAACAAATGCTAGAGAATAATATTCAAATGGCATTAACACAACAAAGCATAGAGCTAGAGGATGCTATAGATCTTAGAACTATTAAAAATGTAAAACTAGCCAATCAATTATTAAAAATAAGAAGAAAGAAAAAGCTAGAAAAAGATCAAGAGCTTGCAGAAAGAAATATACAACAGCAAGCTAAAGCAAATGCAGAGGCACAACAAGTTGCTGCACAAGCTGAAATGCAAAAGCAAGAGGCTATAACTAACATGCAAGCTAAGTTAGAGCAAGTTAAAGCTCAAATAGATAGTCAAAAGTTAACACAAGAGGCTAAACTTAAGAAAGAGCTTATGACTTATGAGTTTCAACTAAACATGCAGCTTAAGCAGATGGAGGAGTCTATTGCTAATAAAAAAGAAACTCAAAAAGAGGATAGAAAAGACCAACGAGTAAAATTACAGGGTGAAGAGCAAAGAAAAAACAAAAATAGTGCTAAAAACTTTGAGTCATCAGGTAATGATAGTTTAGATGGTGATTTCGATCTAGGTGGATTTGATCCTAGATAATTTGTTTAATTTTATAATATTATATTATGGCTAAAAAAGAGAAAGAAGTAGTTGAAGAAATTCAACCTACTGAAACCGAAGTAAAAGCTAACGAGGAAGTTTTAGAAGAAGGTGGTGATATGAAAATTAAAGCACCTAAACCTAAAAAACCTAAACAGCTTGTCGAGCAAGATCAAGGAACTATAAAGGTAGATCTTAGCAAGGCTAAAGAAGAAAATGTTACAAAAGAACAAAATGTAACAAAAGTTGATATGTCAACAAAAGAGGAAGAAAAACCTGAAGAAAAAGTTGTTGAAGAGGTTAAAGAAGAAACTAAAGAAGAAGTTAAAGAAACTCCAGTTTTAGAAGAAATAACCGACGAGCAAAAAGAAGAAATAAAAGAAGAAATAGTTGAAGCTAAAACAGAACAACTAAAAGATGAGGTTGAAGAAGCTGTAGAGCAATCACAAAATACAGCAGAACCTTTACCGGAAAATATTCAAAAAGTTGTAGACTTTATGAATGAAACTGGTGGAAGTCTTGAAGAATATGTTAGATTAAATCAAGACTATAGTAATTATGATGACAATCAATTATTAAGAGAATATTACAGACAAACTAAATCACATTTAACTGATGATGAAATTAGTTTTCTGATGGAAGATCAATTTTCCTTTGACGAAGAAAACGATGAGGAAAGAGATGTTCGTAGAAAAAAATTGGCGTTAAAAGAGCAAGTTGCAAATGCCAAAAGCCACTTAGACGGGCTAAAGTCTAAATACTATGAAGAAATCAAAGCTGGTGTTAAGTTAACACCTGAACAACAAAAGGCTGTTGACTTCTTTAATAGATATAACAAGGAACAGGAGGTCAATAAAAAAGATCATGATCGTCAAACATCTATATTTAATAAAGAAACTAATAAAGTTTTTAACGATGCTTTCAAAGGTTTTGAATACAAAGTTGGGGACAAAAGATTTAGGTTTAATGTTAAAGATGTGAATAAAGTAAAAAGTGATCAAGGTGACATTACAAATTTTGTTAAAAAGTTTTTAAACGAAAATAATGAAATGAGTGATGCAGCTGGTTACCACAAAGGTTTATTTACGGCCATGAACGCTGATGCTATTGCTAATCATTTTTACGAGCAAGGTAAAGCAGATGCTGTCAAAGACAGTGTTGCTAAAGCTAAGAACGTAAGTATGGACCCTAGACAAACACATAAAACTGTTGAAGCTGGTGGTATAAAAGTAAAAGCTATTGGTGGTTTTGATTCAAATGATTTCCGAGTTAAAATACGTAAATAAGTTTAACAAAATTAAAAATTAGAAATTATGAGTTTCGCAACATCGCCAACTACGTTGGCAAATTTAGGTCACGTTACTCCGAGACCTACGCAGGGGTTGTTTAACGATAACTACCTGTCATTTGATGATTCTAGCTCAGCTGGAGGTGCAACATTTGCTCAACAGTTTTTGCCAGAAATTTATGAAAAAGAAGTAGAGAGATTCGGTAAAAGAACTATCTCTGGATTCTTAAGCATGGTGGGTGCTGAAATGCCTATGGCTTCTGATCAAGTTATTTGGTCTGAGCAAGGTAGATTACACATCGCCTATGAGATCGATGGATCAAACGTTAAAGTTAACAGTGCTACTGCTAACACTATTGACGTTCCAAGCGGTCACTTAATTCAAAACCATGATACAATTATTGTAGCTAATGCTGCTGCAACAAAAGTATTAAAATGTCTTGTTATTAACGACGCAACGTCTGCAACAAGAATTACTGTTGCTCCTTATACTCAGCTAAATTTAAGTAACGCATCAAGTGGTGCTGTTAACTTTAGCAATGATGAGGCTGTTAATATATTTGTATATGGTACTGAATACAAAAAAGGATCTTCTGAAACAACAAGATCTATGGACGCATCTTTCACTAAGTTTAGCAACAAACCAGCTATTATCAGAGACAGATACCAAGTTAATGGTTCTGACACTGCACAAATCGGTTGGGTTGAAGTTACTTCTGAAAACGGTGCTTCTGGGTACTTATGGTACTTAAAATCTGAGCACGAAGCAAGATTAAGATTCAACGATTACATCGAAATGATGATGATTGAAGGTGAAGAAGCTGCTTCTAACTTTACAGGTGCTGGAGATTTTGCAGTCGGTGGTACTCAAGGATTATTCTCTGCTTTAGGAGAAAGAGGTTTAGTATTTGAAGCTCCAGCTTTTGATAACCTTTCAGGTAACGTTCAACAAGGTTTAGCTGAGTTTGATTTAATTCTAACTGAATTAGACAAGCAAGGTGCTATTGAAGAAAACATGATGTTCTTAGATAGAGCTACGTCTCTTGAAATTGACAACATGCTTGCTTCTATTAACTCTGGAAACGTTGCATCTGGTGGTTCTGGTTATGGTGTATTTAATAACTCTGCTGAAATGGCATTAAATTTAGGTTTCATGGGATTCAGAAGAGGTTCTTATGACTTCTACAAGTCTGACTGGAAATACTTAAATGACTCTGTAACAAGAGGACTTATTAATGACATTGAAGGTGTTATTGTACCAGCTGGTACTTCAACAGTTTATGATGAGTCTCTAGGTAAGAATATCAAAAGACCTTTCTTACACGTGAGATATAGAGCTTCTGAAGCTGATGATAGAAAAATGAAATCATGGATCACTGGATCTGTTGGTGGAAATTATACTTCATCCGCTGATGAAATGGTAGTTAATTATCTATCAGAAAGATGTTTATGTGTTCAAGCTGCGAATAACTTCGTATTATTGAAAAAATAAGTATCACATTATTAAAAGAGTTAGGCGCTTCGGCGCCTAGCACTTTTATTTTTTACAAACTTTTTAATTATATTATATCATGGAAAAAAATAAAACTCCTAAATGGGAGATGAAAGACAGAACGTATGTTATTAAAGGTGCAAATCAACCGCCTTTAGTATCAATACAAGCAAAACACAACAATAAAAGACCTTTACTTTGGTTTGATCCAGAAAAAGGTCACAATAGAGAATTAAGATATGCTACTAACCAAAAATCACCTTTTGTAGATGAGCAAACAGGTTATGCTACGTTAGGACACATATACTTTAGAAATGGTAGCTTAACTGTACCAAAAGAAAAACAAGCTTTACAAAAGCTTTTATCATTATATCACCCTAAAAAAGATAGTACGTATACAGAGTTAACTCCAATACAAGATGCTGTTGAAGAGGTTGATATGATAGAGCTACAAATAGAAGCATTAAACTTAGCTAAAAGCTTAGATATAGATGACTTAGAAGCTGTACTTAGAGTTGAGTTTGGAAATAAAGTTTCTAAAATGTCAACTAAAGAGTTAAAAAGAGACGGTTTACTTTATGCTAGAAATTATCCTGCTGCTTTTATAGAGTTAGCAAATGATGATAATGTTCATTTAAGAAACATAGGTGTAAAAGCTGTTGAAAATAATATCATAAAATTATCTGATGATAACAGACAATTTTTATGGACCAATGGTAGAAAACTATTTACTGTACCATTTGAAGAAAATCCATATTCAGCATTAGCTGCTTGGTTTAAAACAGATGACGGTATAGAAGTTTTAAAAGCTATTGAGAAAAAAATGAAATAAAAATCACTTATAGAGGTAACCATCTCTATGAGGTGGTTACTTACTATAAACAAAAAATAATATGGCAGTAAATATAGATACGGTTTATCAAAGAGTTTTGGCAATAGCTAACAAAGAACAAAGAGGTTATATAACACCTCAAGAATTTAATCTATATGCCAATCAAGCTCAAATGGATATTTTTGAGCAATATTTCTACGATTTAAACGCATTAAATAGAATACCAGGGAACGACTACACATATTCCGACCAAGTCGACATAATACAAGAAAAAATTGATCACTTTGAAAAATATAGGCAAACTGTTGATATGAGCGCTGGTCAAGGCGTTGGTATATTACCAGATTACTATAGAATGGGTGAGGTGTATTTTAAATGCAAAGGTGGTTATGTAGAGGTAGAAAAAATAAGTCAAAATCAAATCCATCATATTCAAAACTCTCCTTTAACAGCACCAACACCTTCAAGACCTGTATATGTAAGATATTCTGGCGATGGTGATGGACAAACAAACAGAGAAAGAAGAATACAGATTTACCCAACAAGTATAGATGGTAATGTGGTTTGTAACTATATACATAGACCTGCTACTGTAGAGTGGGCTTCTACTATTGTATTAGATGAAGCTTTATATAATGCTAATGATAGTACTAACTTTGAATTACATGAGTCAGAAGAAACAGAATTAGTAATAAAAATATTAGAATTAGCTGGTATCGAAATAAAAGATCCTCAATTATATCAAGTTGCAGCTACAGAAGAAGCACAAAACGTACAACAAGAAAATAAATAATTATGCCATTATTCCAAGGAACACAACAACAATATTACGGATCTCAAAGTTTTACAGCTACTGGCGGTCAAACAGATTTTGTATTAACGTTTCCGGAAAACGAGACGTTATTAAACAATTTAGCGACAATGCCTACCGCTCAGGGACAAATAGTAGTTACGGTAAACGGCACAGCTACAACAAACTTTACGTTTCCTAAATCAAACACTACAGATACAGTTGTATTAAACAGTGCTGCTAGTAATGGTGATGTTGTAGTTGTATCTTTAGTAAATCCTGATCTTGGTAATTATCAGTTTATATCTTTGCAAACTATAATTAATAACTTTATAATTAGCTATGTGGGTAAAGATAAAATAATACCTAGAGTTAGAAGAGCTGATGTAGCTTATCATGCTCAAAGAGCAATACAAGAATTAAGTTATGATACTTTTAAATCTAGCAAGTCTCAAGAAATAGAAATACCACCATCTTTAAAAATGGCTTTACCTCATGACTATGTAAATTATGTTAAGGTTTGTTATGTTGATAATGATGGTGTTGAAAGATTGTTGTATCCAGCAAGAAAAACTAGCAACCCTACAGCTATATTACAAGCTGGTGATTTTGGATACACATTTGATAGCGCTGGTAACTTGTCTGTAGCATCAGACTCAGATACATGGAATAGATACAGAACTAATAGTATTAACGAAAGCGTTAGTGATCCTGAAAATTATAGAAAAAACGAAGAAGATTACGATATATTAGAAGGTAGAAGATATGGTATTGAGCCTGAAAACGCACAATTTAACGGTATATTTTATATAGATGAAAAGCAAGGATACATACATTTTAGCGGTAGTTTAAACGGTAAAACTGTATCTTTAAAATATATTAGTGATGGTTTAGGTACAGAAGACGAAATGTTAGTACATAAGTTTGCTGAAGAAGCTATGTATAAATCAATAGCTTACGCTATAGCTAGTACACATACTTCAGTTTTACCTAACTATATACCTTTATTAAAAAGAGAAAGATTTGCATCTATAAGAAATGCTAAGTTAAGATTATCTAACATAAAATCAGAAGAACTTACACAGATCATGAGAGGTAAGTCTAAATGGATTAAACACTAAATAATATGCCAGATATAAAACATTACTTCCGTTCAGGTAAAATGAATAAAGACCTGGATGAGAGATTAGTACCTAATGGAGAGTATAGAGACGCGATGAACGTACAGGTGTCAACATCTGATGGTGATGATGTAGGTGCTATTCAAAATATTGCTGGTAATACTAAAATAACAGGTAAAACATACAATTCAAACACACAAGCTATAACATCAAGTTGGACTGGTACTAGCTTTGGTTTAACTAATGCTAAATGTATAGGTTCTGTTGTTAATACTGAAAATGATAGAATATACTGGTTTATAAAAGCAGATGAGGCAGATTGTATAGCAGAATATGATGATATAAAAGGTATAATATCACCTGTTTTAGTAGATGTTAATAATATATTAAATTTTACTAACGATCAATACATAACTGGTATTAATGTAGTTGAAGGCATGTTATTTTGGACTGATAATAAATCAGAGCCTAAAAAAATAGATATTGAAGTTTTTAAATCTGGTTGCGCAAATAACTTTACAACACATACAAAATATACTGGTAAGTTAATAGCGGCTGCAGAATTATCAGCAGCATCAGCTTTTACAGAACAACACATAACTGTTGCTAAAAAAGCACCTATGGATGCGCCAACATTAACAATGAGCACATCCACAAGAGGCGGTAATGGTACTGGTACATCACCAGTTATTGTAAGCAACTCAACGGCTGGTTTATTTACAAACGCGCAAAACGAATCAATAGCAGCTGGGACTAATGTAACATTAACATTTTCACCATCTCCTAATTATCAAGTTGGTGATATATTAACACTAACAGCTGAGTACGAAGAACTAGGTCAAACAGTTTATTACGAGATAAAAGTAAGAATAAGAACACTAAGCAATAGTAATCAATCAGCTAGCGTAAAAATACAAAGTATACCTTCAGAACTACCTTATATTCCTTTGGTGTGGGAAGTATTATTAAGTGAAGAAGGTGTATTGTTTGAAAAGAAATTTGTAAGATTTGCATATAGATGGAAATATTACTCAGGTGAATATTCTACATTTTCACCATTTAGTGAAATAGCGTTTAAACCATCAACATTTGAATATTTATCTACAGATGGACATAACCTTGGTATGATAAACAACTTAAGGCAATTAACCATTAATATAACAGAATCAAGACCTATAGATGTTGAAGAAGTAGATATATTATACAAAGAGTCTAACAACAATAACGTTTATGTTGTAGATACGTTAAAAGAAAATTCAGATGGCACTTTTCCTACAGCTTACAACTTAGAGTCAGAAATAATAAGTAAAACTGTTGAATCAAATCAAATGATTAGACCTTGGGATAATGTTCCAAGAAAAGCAAAATCTCAAGAAATAACAGCTAATAGACTTATATTTGGTAATTATTTACAAAACTATAATATTCCTGATTTTAATTTACCAGATATAAATATGGCTATTACTCAGTCACCTATAACAACAGTTAGAGAACCTGAGTTATCTATTAAATCATTAAGAACGTATCAAGCTGGTGTTGTTTATATTGATAAATACAATAGACAATCACCTGTTTTTACAAGTACAAATGCGTCTAAGCAAACAAGTAAAACTTACGCTGAAACTGTTAACGCTATAGACATTACATTAAACAATCAACCACCAGACTGGGCAACTCATTTTAAATATTATATAAAAGAAACTTCTAATGAGTATTATAACCTGTCTATGGATAGATATTATTTAGCTGAAGATGGTAATGTTTGGTTAAGTTTTCCTTCATCAGAAAGAAATAAGGTGCAAGAAGATATGTACCTTATATTGAAAAAACAACACGACTCTGATACATTTGTAGCAACTAAAGCTAGGTATAAAATTTTAGATATATCTAATGAAGTACCTGATTTTATAAAATTAACTACAAAAGCTACAGCCAATGGTAACGCAAAATGTTTATCATCAAACATACCACAAATAGGTAGCACATCGTTTAAGTTTTTAGGACCTAATCCTGACTCAAACCCTAATTTTGGTAGTGGTTTTTCATCAGACGCTGTAATACAAATATCTGTTGCTGGAAATAAAACAGAAAAATACAATGTTATTAGTGGTGGTCCTACTGGAGATGATAGTGGAACCGAACCATATAAATATGAATATAGTGTTACTATAGACGAACCTTTAAAAGAAGGTGAAACAATGTTAAATGGTTTAACCACAAACTCTTTATTTGAGGTTATACTGTTTGAAGAAAAGTTTGAAAGAAAAGCAGAGTTTTATGGTAGATTTTTTGTAAAAATAAATAGAGATAGTAACTTTGATACAAATATTATAGCTTCTTTTCCAGACGTACAAGCTGAGTTTGGTATAACAAATAGTAGAGCTATATTTGATAACGCTGTAAATACTGGGCCAAATGATGGTAGGCAAGAAGCTTCATGGTATGATATGAGGGCTAAGCACAATAAAATATCATCGGGTAATAATGGCCACCCTGTATTAGGAACTAATACTATGACTTTTTATTTTACTGCATCTCCAAAATCAAGATCAAAAGACTTTGATAAAGCAAACACTATAAATAATTTTTTAAGATCTATATCAACAACGAACACGTTGTTTAGATTTAAAGGTAAAAACACAAATACCGTTGGTGAAATATATAAGGTAACTAATTGCACAATATCTTATGCTTATAGAAGAAATGGTAGAAAAAGATTAGCAAGTAGTAAAAGAAGAGCATATAATATAACTTTTGAACATCATCAAAATGGAACACCATATGAAGATACATTTACTAGTAATGGTGGTAACTTTTCTGGTGATTATATAGATGAAATACAAATATTAGAAAAAGTAATATCAGGTGATAATGAAGTTTTAACATCAACAAATCCAGCTATATGGGAAACAGAACCTAAAGAAGCTATAGATTTAGATCTTTATTACGAGGCTAGTAAATCACATGCTATTTCAGATCACGGTGCAACACACACTATACCGTTTAAAAATTGTTATAGTTTTGGTAATGGTGTAGAATCAAATAGAATACGAGATGATTTTAACGCACCACAAATAGATAAAGGTGTTAAGGTTTCTACTGTTTTAGCAGAACAATATAAAGAAGAAAGAAGAAAAAATGGTTTAATATTTTCTGGTATATTTAATTCTACCAGTGGTGTTAATAGATTAAATCAATTTATACAAGGTGAAGCTATAACAAAAGATCTTAATCCTCATTATGGTAGTATACAAAAGCTACACGCTAGAAATACAGATTTAATAGTCTTTTGTGAAGATAAAGTTTTAAAAGTATTAGCTAATAAAGATGCTTTGTTTGAAGCTGGTGGTAATGCGCAGTTAACGGCGACAAATAGAGTGTTAGGTCAATCAATACCTTTTATTGGTGAATATGGTATATCATTAAACCCTGAATCATTTGCTGATTATGCTTATAGAGTATACTTTGTAGATAAAGCCCGAGGAGCTGTTTTAAGGCTGTCTAGAGACGGTTTAACAGCTATATCTGAACATGGTATGAGAGATTACTTTAAAGACACTCTAGCAGCGTCTACGTTAATATTAGGTAGTTACGATGATAGTAAAGGTTTATATAACCTTACACTTAACAACCAAACAGTTTCATTTGATGAAAAAGTAAGAGGTTGGCCAAGTTTTAAATCATTTGTTCCAGAAGCTGCTTTGGCTTTAAATAATAAATATTACAGTATAAAAAATGGTGAACTGTGGGTTCACACTAATCAAGTAAGAAACACTTTTTACGGAGGTGATGCTGAAGATTCTTCTGTTACGTTTTTAATAAACGAAATGCCAGAAACTATAAAAGGTTTTAAAACATTAAACTACGGCGGAAGTAGATCAAGAGTTTATACTAATAATTACGATGCTGGTAATAATTATGCTAATCCAACTTCAACAAGTACTAAAGGTTGGTATTGTGAATATATAAGAACAAATGATCAAGAAGGTTTTATAAAAGAATTTAAGAAAAAAGAAGGTAGATATTATAATTTTATTAAAGGTGATGCTACTAGCTTAACTAACTTAGATAGTCAAGAGTTTAATGTACAGGGTATCGGTAAGTTTATTGGTAATTTATCAGGAGATGTTACACCTGACGATAGAGTTGTAACTGTTACATTAACCGGTGTGGCTAATACAACTTCTAACGCTTTTACTTTTAATGTTACACCATCTACAGAAATACATACTACTAACTCTAGTATACAAATAACAATTATACCTAATTCTGGTAGTACGTTAACAGCTAGTGATTTAAGTGTTGCAAATAGTGCAACGGGTTCATATGTTGATAGTGTTAGTTTTGCTCAAAGCGGTGCTAATGTTATAGCAACTGTAAACTTTACAGATGGTGTTAATATGCCTAACAGTGACTTAAATATTAATTTAGCCGTTACTGGTGATGGTGTTGTAAATGTATATAAACTAAACGATTTAGTTATAAAGGATCAAACTGACTCTGGAGTTACTTTGTCTTCTAGTTTTGCTGGTAGTGGAAACGCTACAGCTGAAGCAAACATTAACAGAACTGGTTTTCCTGCTAACTACTCTACAACTCATGTTGTATCAACAGTTACACTACAATTATCGTCTGGTAAAGTATTTCATGAAGTACCTAGTTTTAGAATAGAAACAGAGGATAATGACCCAGAAAGTTTTTATACTATAACTTTTCAAGATAGAGATGCTAGTAACGCGGCTATAACAATAGGATCAGGTGGTAAAACATTAGAAGACGTAAATAAAAGAGTTTACACTATATCCTATACTTTTCCATCAGCTGACACAAACGATAATGCTATAATATTCCACGCTAAATCTAAAGATGCTGCGGTGGCTGAGGGTAATAAAATAACTGGCTATAGAGTTGACGGCTCAACTACAATAAATAGGTTTGGCACAACTAAAAATGTTTATATATATGGTAAAAATGGAGCTCAATTTACTTTTGCTTTAAACATAGACAGTGCTGGTAATAATTTTTGGGACGGTGATAGCTTTGAATCAGGATCAACTACGCTTGTTATACCTAGTTCAGGTGTTTACACTATACCAATAGTGTTTCCACAAACATCAACAAGTAAAACTTACGTAGTAACTATAGCGGCTGTTTCACCAACAACGCTAGCTAGTCCTTTAATGGGTAATATATATGATAATAGTGGTAACGTACAAAACCCTTTTACTATTAATCAATTTGCCGATGTTGATTTAACAATTGGAGCTACTAGCAGCGACTTAACAGTAACATCTAGTAATGTTGTTAAAACATATACAGCTTTAGGTTTTCCTGTAGAAGATTCTAGTTTCTTTGTTGCTGATATTAATATAACAGCTACAGCTACTGGTAACATTACTAAAACAAGAGATCCAGAAATAACAGACTTTAGTAATTTTAATAGTAATAATTTTGATTGGGATTTTGATTTAACAAGTGTTACAATAAATAATTTACCTTCAACAAAGACTATAACTATAGCTGGTAAAGCTTATATTGATAGATATGGTTCAACTGATACAACAACTAATTTAAATTTAGATAGTTTTACTTCTGTTGCCGGTGGATCAAGTGGTGGTGGTTCCGTAATGTTAACACCAGCTGTTACTGGTAGTATAGGTGGAATTATAACAGCTAGATTAAATAGCGGTAGTAAACTAATACCTATAGGAACATCATCAGGAACAAATTATTCTGGTACAGGTACTATATTTGGTAATTTTTATGGCAACAGTGAAAATCAAGTAACTCTTTCAATATCTGCAACTAGTAGTTCTGCTTGGAACACAAGTAATATATCAGTTACAAGAGGAACTTTAACACAAATAGATCCTAGTAGCTACGACCTAACATATACGTGGTCAGGTCAATTAGATGAGCAAATAGATAGTGCGTCTGATTTAACATTTACAGTTAATGTAGCTTTAGCTAACGAACCTTAATAGATAAAATATGCCAACAATAACAATGACTTTTCCACATATTAATAACTCTGTACAAGTAGGTGATACAGTGTATTATCAAAATACAGCAACACCCCCTGTTATAACTGAAATGGGTACAGCTACAGCTGTGACTGATACAACTATAACATGTAACATAGGTGGAACGGTAACAAGACCAACAAACAGTGACTTTATACTGTTTAGTAAAGATAGTAGAAGTAACACATCCTCAATAAGAGGTTACTACGCTGAAGTTAAAATGAGAAATGATGAAACTACAACGTGTGAATTATATGATGTTGGTAGTGAGATATTTGAATCTAGTAAATAATGTGTAACTATAATATGTATAACTTAATAAAAAATATAATATGGATCCAGCAAGTATAGCGCAAGGTGTAGCAGGTGTAGCAGGTATTGTCGGCGGTATTGTCGGTGGTGGCAAAAGAAGAGCTGAACAAAGAGCTGCTCAACTTGAGATGCAAAGAGCTAAAAATAGAATGATGAATTTAGATACATCAAATTTAGCAGCTAACATGGAAAACACCTATGAAGACTTAACAGTAAACACTCAAGCGGCTGATTTTGCAGCACAGCAAAACCAAGCAGCGCTTGCAAATACTATGAGTAGTTTAGGTGGGGCAGCTGGTGGATCTGGTATAGCTGCTTTAGCACAAACTATGGCTAATGCTTCTGCACAACAAAATCAAGCAGCGGCAGCAAGTATAGCACAACAAGAACAAGCTAACGCTAAAATGGCAGCTCAAGGTGGTATGATGGTTCAACAAGCTGAAATAGCAGGTGCTACTCAAGCAAGAGGATTAGAATATCAAAAAACTGATGCATTAATGGGTATGGCACAAAATAGATTAACAGCCGCAAATCAAGCAAGACAAGCAGCAACACAAAGTATAATGTCAGGTGTAGGAGCTTTAGCTTCTGCAGCACCAGGTATTTTTCCAGGTAAAGAATAAATAATAAACAATATGGTAACTAATAAATCAAATCAACAAAGAAGAACAAGTTTATTATCACAGTCTAAAAAGACGGGTGCTAACCAAGGTTTTACAGATGTATTTACACCTCTTGTAGCGGGTATGAAAGTTGGTCAAGCTATAGGTGCAAACCAACAACAACCACAAGTTGGTTTAAATGATGTTATTAAATCTGAAATAAAGCATGATCTTGAAAATGGTGCTTTTGATTATAACTGGACAAATATAAAATCTTTACCAGCTGACAAACAAAGCTTTATAACTAACGCTATACGTACAAATTATTACGAAAAAGCTCAAATGAGCATGCTTAGAAATCAAATGGATCCAACTGATCCTAATAGAGGTATGATAATGATGGAGGAAGATATGAAAAAAGATTTTGCTGCTAATCTAAATACAAATCTTTCTCAGTTAGAACAATTAAAAAACGCATATCTACAAGATGAAGATGGTAATGCTATGTCTGATTTAGTAACACCAGAAACAAAAGGTCAAATACTTGGTATGATAAAAGGTGAATTACCAATGAATATAGATCCATCTGGTAATTTAATATTTGGCGAAGGTGAAAACGCTTTTACAATGAAAGATGCACCTACTTATTTTAACAAAGATTTTAAATCTGCTAATGCTATGTTAAAATCTTATGAGAGTGTATATAATAATGGTAAACCATTATCAGCTGGATCAAAGCAAATGTATATGAACGACTTTCATGAAATGTTAAATGCTGGTGGTGATAATAGTATTATGTCTTTAAGCTTTGATAATGTTATGGGTATGTACGATGCTGATGGTAACCCTACATCACTTTTATCTAAAGAACAATATGCTAACGAGCTTAACGCTTTACAAAGAGGTACACCAGAACAAAAAGAAGTTGCAAGACAAACGCTTAAGCAAGCTTTAACACAAAGCTATATGACATCGTTGGAAACTCAAGCACAAGCTGGTGTAAATGCAGCTGGAACTAGTGATAATAGTAAAACACCTATTGAAACAATACCTCAAAGAAACGCTAGATTAAGAGTAGAAAGTTATGAAAAAAGATTTAAAGCAAAAGAGCGAAGTATAACGGGTTATAAAAGTAATTACAAAGCAAACTTTGATGAAGTATCAGGAGGTTATATTATAGTTGATAAAGACACTGGTGTACCAGTCGTTGGCTATGCAGATAGAATTTATGATCCTGAAAAAGATTTAGCAGAATTAAGAAATATATTAAATTACTAACACATGGCGGTAGAAAAAGAGTATATTTTAGACGGAAACATTTACACTGCTTCTGATCTTGAGTTATTAGCACAAGATGAGGGTGTTCTTGTTGATGATATAATAGAAGGTTACGGCTTTGAAGAAAAACCTATCAAAACAACAGCTGGTGACGAATACTCTGATCCAAAAAATACAGAAAAATATACAGAATTTAAACCTGACAGAAACTTCATAACAGTTAACGGTCAACAAGTGTTTGAAGACGAATACAATGTTAACTTTGCAGGTAAACCAATTGCTAACTCTAGCAGAAAATATCCAACTACATTTGAAGATTATGCTAAATCATTTAAAGCTGATATACAAGTTTTAAAAGGTAGTGAAACTATTGTGCCTAAAGATGGCTTAATGCTAGATGAAGTTGTTGTAGAAAGTGACGATATTGGTAAATTATCAGGAGAATTAAAAGATGATGATAAAACAAAATCATATTCACCATCTCAAGAAGCTGATAACTTTATAAACGCTCAAAATGCTATTACAAAAGAATCACCTGACGCTATAAATCGTATAGCTGATAAATACTTTGACTTATCAAATTTTGAAGGGCCTAAGACAAAAACTGTTTTTGGAGATGATCCTAGTGAAGATAAAGTTGTTGAAACTGAAACAGAAGAAGAAGCTTTAAAAAGGTATTTTTATAGCGAAGAGTATGGAGATAAAAAGTATAAAGAGTATATAAAATATAGAGACTCTAAAAGAGATAGATCTATGTCTAAAGAAGCTAATGCAATACACAAAGGTGGTTGGGGTGATTTAGATTTTGACTCTGAGCTATTACAAAATAGCGGCGCAATAGAAGCTGGATTAAACGATGCTAAAGATCTTTATGCTAATAAATATTTTAATAAATTAGGTAAAGACAAGCAAGAACAAATAGCTAGATACCTGCCTGATATATTTGGTAACAGAACTAATAAGGTTGAGTACGAAAAAAGAAAAAAAGATGAGGTTGATTTTGAAAATAAATTTGGTAGACCTTTGTTAAAAACAGAAACAATACAAGGTAGAACATATGTTCCTAATCATCAAGCCGGTAGACCAACAGGTTATTTAGACCAACTAAAACCACAAGAAAAGTATTTAAAAGAAATGAGGGATAATCTAACTCGTGATTATGATGATTTACAAGCTAGATATTCTAAATACGAAGGTGATGTTCTACCATATCAAACAAAAATGCAGGGTTATGAAAAAGAACTAAATGACTTAGGACCTGTAGATGCTGGATCAGATCCTGAAAAAATAAAAAAATATAATGATATTGTTGGTAGGTTAAACAAAACAAGAGATGAAATATTGACAAAAGGTTTTGATAAAATATTAAAAGGTATTTTGTCAGACCAAAAATTAGCAGACACTAAAAGAGACAGCTTTTTAAAAATGGCTGAAAGATATAATGATTTATCAATAGCAACAAATGCCGCTAGATTAAATTATGATAATTTTGATAGAGCTGCTTTAAACATAGAAAAAGCTTTATTTGGTGGAGGTGCTATGCTAGGCGCTTTTGCACTTCAAGGTTTAGGTTATATCACAGAAGGTGTACAAAGTGTTGTAGAACAAAGTGATGAAGATATGCAGAACGCTGAAAGATTAAAAAAAGGTGAAGAAGCTATAGAAGTAGAATATGAAAATGATTTTCTTGAAGCTACAAAATTATTAACGCAACAAGCGGTAAACTATAATCAAAGACTAGATCAAAATTTACAAAACAACTATGCTAGAAAATTTAAAATGGGTGATGGTGTAGATTTTGGAACGTATATAAGTCAAACCCTGGCAGATCAATCACCTAGTATTATATCTGTTTTAGGACCAATGGGTGGCGGCGCTATATTAAGTAGAGCTGCTTTATCTCAACTTAGTAAAAAAGTTGCAGCTGGCGCAGTTGGTAAATTAACAAAACAGCAAATAATGAAAAACGCTGGTAGGTTAACAATGGGCGCTATGTTTGTTCAGTCTGGTGGTGGTAGCTTAGCTAACTATGAAATGGCAGCTATGAATGCACCTAAAATAATAGCAATGAATAAAAAGCTATTAGAACAAGCAAAAACAGAAGATGAAAAATTACAATATCAAAAAAACATAGCAAATGCTGAAGCTGCATTAGACGCTACCTTCATGCAAAAAGCAGCGTCAGGTATATTACATGGTACAATTGAAATGTACGCTGAAAAATTAGGTACACTTAGATATTTACAAAACGCTAAATTTGTAAGAGCTACTAGTAATTTAAAAAATCCCGTATTTAGATTTGGACAAAGAGCTTTATTAAACACGTGGGGTATTGGTAAGCAAATAGGTAAAGGTATTGGTGTAGAACAGTTAGAAGAAAATCTTACACAAATAGGTCAAAACGCTACCGATATTATAGTAATGGGTGAAGACAAATCTATTATAGACGGTATAGATGCTGACTTTTTTGCATCAACAGCTATAACTAGTTTAGCACTTCAGTCTGGTAATGTTATTAGTAACATGTATAATGCCATTGCTAATGAAACACAATCTGCTTATGAGATACTACAAAACAGAGGGTTGTTAAATGAGCTTATAATAACAGAATCAAAGCTGCAAGATCCATCAACAACATTTAAACAAAGAGAAAAACTAAGAAGTAGAAAGAAAGCTATACTAAGAAAAGCTGGTTTAAACAGCGTTATGAGTATGCAAAAGCTAAATAGCTTAACTCTTAATGAAAAGAAAACATTATTTGAAGCAGCAAGGCTTAGAAGAAAAACTATAAAAGAAATATATGAAGCTAGAATAAACGGTGCTGATCAAGCTGAAATAGATGGTTTATTAGATAAGTTTAATCAACATGAAAAACAAAGAAATGATTTAGCTTCTAAAGCTAGAATAAAACAAAATGAATCACAAATAAATAAGCTTAGAAAAGCAGCAGGTATGGATGCTGTTAACGATGGTCAAAGAGCTGACATAATGGCTTTAAATAAATTATATACAGACGTTGCTGAGTTAGGGCAGTTAAGAAATGGTAAAGACTTTAAGGTTTTTGATTTAGATGGTAAAAATTTTAAAGATTTAAGTCAAAAAGAAAAAACACAGCTTATAAAAGACTATGCTAGCAAGTATGGTAATAAAGCTATGAAACAAGTAATAGATGCTTATAACGATGGTGATAGTGCTGTTAACGTTGATGGCAACATAATTGTATTTCAAGACAATATAAATACAGCAATAGCTTTAGGTAACTATACAGATGCTAAAATAGCTGCGGTATCACCAATGCACGAGCTTTTACATACAGAGCTTAAAAAACTAGGTTTAGTTAAAGATGGTAAAATATCTGCTTATGCAGTTCAAGGTGTTAGAGGTTTGTTTAACATGGTAGAGCAGAAATTTAAAGATGGCAAAATAACAAAAGAACAATACGATACATTTAAGAAAAGAGAAGCAGCATATAGAAAAAATAACAAAGGTATTATGGATTATGAAGAGATGATAACTCTTGTTAATGACATGATAGCTATAGGCGCTATAAGTGAAGCTAGTTTTTCTAAACTATATGATTTTAAAGCAATGATGAACAAGCTTGTGGGTAAGTACCAAAAAGGCGCTGGTATATTTTATGAGTTTGATACAGGTAGTGATATATATAGATTTATAACTAGGTTTCAGCAAAAAGCAAAAGCAGGTGATATTAAAGGTGGTAAAGAAGAACCTAAAAGTGATAGAACTGTAAAATCATCAGTAAACGTTAATGATCTATATGAACAAGAAGGTATTGCTGCTTATCAAGATATATTAGATGCTAAAAAACCTTATGCAATATCATTAGCAAATAAATATAGAAATAGACCTAAATTTTCTGAATACAAAGATATACTAGTAGATGAGATATTAACTGGCAAAAGAGGTATGTTAGAGTTAATAATAGGTTATGATGACTATGTGCAAAGACAAGCTAAAGAAGGTAAAGATATTGCACCGCTAGATGCTTATATTAACAATGCTTTGTCGCCCAGAGGTTTAAACAGAGTTCAAGAAATAGCAGATAGAATATTAGGTAAAGATGAGCAAAGCCAATTTACAACTAGTCTAGATGCTGAAACAACATTTACACAAGTACAAGACTACTCTGATGTAACAGGTTCAATACCACAAAAAGTAGAACAAGAAACTGGAACATTAAGAAAACTATTAAATATAGAAACTGATGGAACTTTATACAACAAGGTATTAAAAGATGTAGAAAATACATTACAGAAAGACTTACCTAACATTGAAAAAGATCCTAAAAAATTTAGACAAGCATTAGAAAAAGCTTATGTAAAAGCTTTTGAAAAAGAAATAGGTAAAATAATAGGTACACAAAAATCAGCTAAGTTTAAAGATTTTATTACTAAAAATAAAAAAATAATACAAGACTTGCTAGCGCATAAGTATAAAAAAAGATTTCCATTTATGACTAACAGTTTAGGTCGTATGACAGCTGAAGAGTCTAGAAAATCACAAACAGCATTAGGTGGATCTTTTGTAACAGACGATTATGCTGGTAACCAAAAGTATGAGTTAAATAATTTATCTGATCAAGATATGTTAGATAATTTTGTTGCTGGTAGAGAAACACAATACAAGTCATTAAAAAGAGCATTAGCTGCCGAACTTGGATTAGACGCTACGTTTGATGCTTTGCTTAGAGATGATAGAGACCACAATAAGTTAAAAGGTTTTACTGGTAAAATGTCTGAATCATTAAAAAGAGATCCTTCTGTAAAATTTAGTTTAAACCTAAACAAGCTAAGTCCACTAGCTATAAGTGACTTTCATACAAACAAAGAGCAATTTTTTAAAGAATTAGCTGGATCTACTAGCTTTGACGCTACTGGCGTAAGAAAAGCGTTTAATAAAGTTTTTAACAAAGATGAACACCCTGAGTTATATGCTGGTAGAGATGGTATAATAAAAGACTTTACTAGATACATGAAGCCTTTTACAAAAATTGATCCTAAAGGTAAATCAAAACTAAAAAAATCTGAAATAAAAGATGTTTTTGAAAGATCTATGCAAGATATAGATCAAGAGCAAGATCTTAAATATATATTTGGTCTTGAAAAAGGTATAGGCAAAATGTATGATGATGCTAAAGAGCTAGATAAATATCATAAGTTCAACAAAAAAATGGTTGAAGATATGGTTGAACAGTTTGGTGAAGAAAAAGCAATGACAATGCTTATAAGCTTTCACATGGCTTCAATAAAAAATTCTGGTAAAACAGGTAGTGGTGTCTACACATACAATTCTGAGCAAGACACATTTGTTTTAAATGAATCAGAAAGATCTAATAGACAAGGTTATAATTTATATGGAACAAACAAAGAACTTTACGATGCTTTAGGTTTAGCTAATTATGGTGTTACTTTACAAGGTAAAAGAAACGAGTTTTATTTAAATGGTAAAAAATTAAAACAAAGCATACAACCACAAAGTACATCTGGTATACAACAAGCTATGGATAATAAGCTTGATATGGCTGCTAGAAAAAAAGAGGTTAAAGAGATTAGAAACTTTTTAAAATGGCAAATGCAGTGGGCTACTGATTTAGTTAACGATAAAAAATCTATTTTTGACAAAAATCAATTTGCTATGATGATGCAAGGTTTAAGTAGCAATATGAACACAGCTATGAGGGCAGCTGCTTTATTAAAGTATACACCTAAAGATTTTTCTTATAGCAATGATGCTAGCCAATATGAATATGAACACATGACACCAGCTAGAGTTATGTCTTTATATTTATTAGAGCATTATTATAATGGTAATAAAAATATAAACCCTGATAAAATATTTGACGAGTATTATGCAGCTATTGTTCCTAAAAATATGGATACTAGTATAAATACTTTTTATAAGAAAAAAATGCCAGAAGGCTGGAGACCAGGTGACAATATATTTAAAAGATATTATAATAGTTTTACTCTTGGTAAAGAAATGTATGCGATGAAAGATATTGAAACTGGTAAAGTATTTGGTCAGTATCATGAAAATATTTGGAAAGGTATACAAAACAAAGAGCTAGCAGATCCTAAAGATTTACAGACAGTAGAAAACATTATAGTAGCATCGTCAATAAATATAAACGCACCTAGAAAAGGTATAAGTGTTTTTGATTTTGATGATACTCTAGCAAGATCAAATAGTAAAGTTGGTGTTACAATGCCTGACGGTACTAAAATGAAGATAAATGCAACTGAGTTTGCAGAGCAATCAGCTGATCTTGAAGCTGCTGGAGCTGAATTTGATTTTAGTGAATTTAGTAAAGTTATAGAAGGTAAAAAAGGACCTTTGTTTGACTTAGCTATTAAAAGACAAGGTAAGTTTGGTAGTGGTGATATATTCGTGTTAACAGCTAGACCACAAGAAGCAGCATACGCAATACACGCGTTTTTAAAGGGTGTTGGTTTAAATATACCTATTGATAACATTGTAGGTCTAGAAGATGGTAAAGCATCTGCTAAAGCTGATTGGATGATAGGTAAGGTAACAGAAGGTTATAATGACTTTTATTTTGCTGATGATGCAATTAAAAATGTTAAAGCTGTAAAACAAGTATTAGATCAGTTTGATGTTAAGTCAGACGTGCAACAAGCTATTGTTAAAAGTAGTATAAACCTAGATACTATGTTTAACAAAATTATAGAAGAAAACAAAGGTGTAAAAGCTGACGCTAAATATTCTACTATAGTCGCTAAACGTATGGGTGCTAAAAAAGGTAAGTATCAATTTTATTTACCACCAAGCGCTGAGGATTTTAAAGGTCTTATATATTCCATGTTAGGTAAAGGTAGAAAAGGTGATGCTCAGTTTAAGTTTTTTAAACAACATTTAATAGATCCTTATACTAGAGGTATTTCTGCTATGAACTTAGCTAAAACAGAAATAAAATCTATTTGGACACAACTATTAAAAGCACATCCAAGCGTTAAAAAGAAATTAGGTAAACTAATACCTGGAACAGTATTCACATACGATCATGCAGCAAGAGTTTTTATATGGAATAAAAATGGTGTTAAAATACCTGGACTATCAAAAAGAGATACAAATCAACTGGTTAAAGCCATAGAAAAAGATCAAGATATGTTACAATTTATTAACGATCTTGAATCTACTAGACCTTTACAAAAAAGTGGTTACCCACAGCCAGATGATTATTGGGATGCTGGAAGTATATTAAGTGAGTTAAATGGTACCGCTGATATTGCTGGTAGAAAAGTTTTTATTAAACAGTGGATAGATAACAAAAATCAAATATTTAATAAAGATAATTTAAATAAAATAGAAGCACAGTATGGTACTAATTTTAGAGAAGCGCTAGAAGATATATTGTGGCGTATGGAAAATGGTACAAATAGAAACTTTGGTCAAAACAAACTAGTTAATGAGTTTAACGACTGGATAAATAATGCTGTTGGTGCTGTCATGTTTATAAACATAAGATCAGCAATGCTTCAAACTTTATCAACATTTAACTTTGTTAACTGGGGTGATAATAATCCTATGAAAGCCGCTTTAGCTTTTGCAAATCAACCTCAGTATTGGAAAGACTGGGTTATGATATGGAACTCACCTAAGTTATTAGCTAGAAGAAGAGGTTTACAGTTAAACGTACAAGAACAGGAATTAGCAAACGCTGCTACTAAAGGTGGACCAAAAGCTGTTTTATCTTATTTATTAAAAATAGGTTTTACGCCTACTCAAATGGCTGATAGTTTTGCTATTGCAACGGGTGGTGCCATGTTTTATAGAAACAGGGTTAATACTTATAAAAAACAAGGACTTGATCAAAAAGCTGCAGAAGAACAAGCATTTAAAGACTTTTCTGATATAGCTGAAGAAACACAACAGTCAGGAGATCCAATGTTAATATCACCTATACAAGCTGGTGCTTTGGGTAGACCACTATTTTCTTGGCAAAACACACCTTTTCAGTATAACAGATTAATGAAAAGAGCTGCTCAAGATATAATAAATAGAAGAAGATACCCAGGTATGTCTCAGTTTCAAAGTGATACAACTAATATTAGTAAAATACTTTATTACGGTATGATACAAAACTTTGTGTTTACAGCTTTACAAAGCGCTTTATTTGCAATGTTGCCAGGTTTCACAGGTGATGAAGACGAAGATGAAGATAAACAAGCATATAAAGAAGCGCAAAAAGTAGATAGAATAATAAATAATATGGTTGACACTATATTAAGGGGTTCTGGTTTACCAGGTGCTATAGTCTCTACTATTAAAAATGTAATAAGAGAATACTCTAAGCAAGAAGAAAAAGGTTTCTTATCTGATCATACATATACTATAATACAAGCCATTAACTTGTCTCCACCTATTGGATCAAAGGTTAGAAAAGTATACAGCGCAATACAAACAAAAAGATTTGAAAGAGATGTAATAGAAGAAAGAGGCTTTGCACCAAATAGTCCTATATGGCAAGTTATAGGTGGTGTTGTTTCAGCCGCTGCTAATATACCTTTAGATAACGCTGTAAATATATTAGACAGAACTATAGAATCTCTAGACGAAAGAAACCAAGCTTGGCAAAGAGTTGCTATGGCTTTAGGTTGGAACACATGGGATGTTGGTGCTAAAGATGAAGAAGGTGAAGAGATTAAAGCTAAAGCAAAAGAAATAAGAAAAAAAGAAGGTATTGAAAAAGCTAAAAAAACTAGAGCTGAAAACAAAAGAAAGAAACAAGAGGCTCAGTTAGAAGAAATAAATAAAAAACTAGAAGAAGCAAGAAAGAAGTTTGCTGAAGATAAAATAAAAATAAGCAATTAATATTTGCTCTAAACATGTAATAATAAAAGAATAAACCACTCTACTATGAAAAAATTATTATTGATTTTAGCATTGCTAATTTCTAGCAGCGCTAATGCACAATTTCTTAAAGACGTATATAAAGACTTTTTAAAGTATGGTACTTTTTATGCAGCTGGTAATATAGAAAACGCACAAGCTGTACAACCTAATTATTTCATACGTACAAACCCAGATGATTTTTATGGTATACCACAAGTTGAAGATAGAGCTCAATATCATCCGTTTAATTATAGATATGGCTTAGGTATACGTAAATTAGCTAGATTTGATTATGAAGTAAAACCTGGAACTTTTTGGACAGGTGATAATAAAAAAGAAAAACAAATAGGCTTGTCTGCGCCTACATCAGCTGTACAAGGTTTAGAATATCTTTTACATTGGGAAAAAGAAAGACATAATGGAAACGAATTTACAAATAAAAGATTATTTGTAAGACACACCGGTGATTATCACATAGCTAAGTTTGAAGCTAGAGAAACCGGTAAAATTGATTTTGAATACATGTCTGGTGAAGTAAGAGCCAGGTTACCTATTGGTAAGAAATTTAGTATATCCGCAGGCGCAATATATAGAACACATCAACGTCCTTATGGTTATAATCCTGTAGAAATATGGTTAAATGAAATGGACGAAGATGGTAATGCAGCAAATCCATGGTATACACTTGGTTATGAATATGGTTATCAAGATATATATTATTCTCAAGCAGATGAGTTTGGTAATTACTTTTATGACTGGTATTGGGTAAACGAACAAGGTGATATAGTTGCTCATACCGACAGACAATTTAGAGATCTTATAATGCCTAGATTATTAAATAGATATAATAAAGAAGCTTGGGCTGATCTCGAAGCTTTTGGTGAGGTTGCACCTATTGTAGGTTTTGACTTTTATCATTACAAAGCTAACTTTTGGCTTCATGCCTATGGTAGCTGGATATTACCTTATCACAAATACGTACAAGGTAATGAAGACTTTAGTTATTTACATAGAAATAGCTGGGGTAAGGGTGGTCACAACAACTTATTAGATGGTGAACAGTGGAGCGATTATCAAGCTGGTTTAGTGTTTGGTGTTAAAATTAGCAAATCAATTGGTTTGTTTGTTGAAGGAGAATATACTAAGTTTTGGGACTCAGAAATGTTTAACTCTAATTTTGGTATAAACTATACCTTTAGATAATGGAAGAAAAAATGTTGTCAGAGAAGTCTGAAGTAAAACTTGATATAAAAACATTAATAGGTATTATAATAGGTATTATAACTGTAGCTGGTATATGGTTTGATTTAACGGCTAAAATAGGAAACATAGAAGCCACGTTGGTTAGATTAGAATACAACCAAACATTAAACGATGAGTTTAGAATTAAATGGCCTCGTGGTGAAATGGGAGCACTACCTGATGATGCTAAACAAGATTTAAGAATTGAATATCTACAGAAAGATGTAGAAAAACTACAATCAATAATTGAAGAATTAAAAGAAAAATAAAATGACAAAGCAAATAGGTGAAGAAACCAAAGTAACACTAGATTTAAAAACATTAGGCACAATAGCTGTTGGTATAGCTGCTCTAGTAGGTATGTGGTTTGCGCTACAAGCAGATATTGCTTTAGCAAAAGAATTACCAGCACCTGTTATTGATAGAGTAGAGTATGATCTAAAAGACGAGTTGATACGTCAGACGATAATGGACACTCAAGATGATGTAGAAGAAATAAAAGAAAGTTTAGAAAAAATAGACGAAAGATTATACGAATTACAAAAAAAATAAAAATGAAATACTTAATTTTAATTTTAATTCCATTTATATCATTTTCACAAGTAGACGTACCTGATGAGTATTG